GGCAGTGAATGTTGCGCTGGCCCATGAAACATTGTTAAATGAAACATAAGCCGTTGGTACATTTTGGATATTATTTCCGGAGGTTGGGGATAGGCTAATGGTTAAAACCTTTCCGCCTGCCGTATATCCAGATCCCGTTACTTCATTTGTTGTCGTGTAAACGGTGGTTGTTGCATCTAATGTTGCACTTCCCGTGTACAAGGCAATCTTAAATGTATTAGGCGACGTTGGCCCAAAGTTATGAACTCCTTGTAGGAGTTGAACTTTAAAGCTTGTTGTTGCCGTTTGCAGGATAGTCATTAACTCACCTGTACCCTAACTTGGCCGTCGCGATATGCATCCATGCGCTGTTTGCCATCGCCAAGATTCTTCAGCAACGCAATTGCTTGCACGTACCGTTCGCTAACCAGCTTGACCGAGTCTTGCTCCATACGCATGTATAAAGCCGCCTCGTAAATTGTGCCGTTTAATAGCGCCGAATCAAAGTTATCGCCAAGCCACGTAGTGCCAGCAGTTACAATTGATTCTGGGTAGTAGTAATAATGCAATTCTGCGTTATATGCAGCGTCTGGCGTTGGCCCAAGAATAAATGTTAATTCGGCCACATCATTAGATTGCGGACCAAATATTGCGTAATGCTTCGGTTTTCCTGTGGTTGCGGGATTTGGGTACGCCTCCCGCATAAAGTTTACGTCTTTATTTAGAAGATAAAGATATTCACCACCAGCTTGCGGATAAATTGCAAGCGAATACACCGACAGGAAATCTTCCGGGCAAGCAAGATATTTATTCCCAGAAGACAACGAACCCGTCACATTCTTCCGAAGGTTCGCAATCTGCACCGTGTTATAGATGCGCTGCTCCGCCTGACGGATCATGGTATCCATGTCCGTCGTTGGGAAGTTGTTTTCGCAGTAGTCTTGTACTGCCGTGACTAGCTCGTTGTACGTCATGATTTACGCCATTGGGCCGCGAGCCATCGTGCCTTTAGTGGCCGCACCGGTTCCGCGAATCTTAATGCCCGAGGTTTTTGCGCCGCCAGCATCCGGGTTACGGACAATGCTGCCAACGCCCATATTTACATGGTTGGCGCTGCTCATATCCGGGCGATTGGCAAGCTGTTTTAATCCTTCAGATGCCCGTGCCGCATAAGCTTTGGCGGGGAGGTTATTTTTTGCCATATCAGCCTCGCTTTTGTGCGGCAATTTTAGCAAGATTGCGGCCCATTTTTCTCATGTCCGCATTTGTTTTCCCGGCGGATCCGCTAGGACCACGTTGAGTTGCAACGGTCGGACCGGTATCGCCAAGGTTTTTGCCTTCGGTTTTGCCCTTTTTTGCAATACCATCAGCAGAACGTGTGTAAGCCATTTTATGCTCCTATTTCAACCGTAACTGTACCAACTTGGGTCATTAAAACCAAGTAATTTGGGGTCAATGCGGTATCAAATGATCTCGCCCCACCCACCGGATTCCATGCCCACTGAATATCTCTGGACCCACCAGACGAAACCCCGTCTGCATTAATTCCAGATGTCACGTAGGTGGTATCTTTTCTTGGCTCCCGAACCGCTTGCGGATCGTCAACCGGATACATCCCCAATTGAAGCTGGGGGTGATCCGGATCCCAGCACTCTTCGCAAACTTTGATCTGATACAGCTTGGTCTTGATGACCTCGTGCTTCAGTTTTTTCAGTTTAAACTGCTGCCCACAGCGGTCGCACATTGCGATGCTGTGTTTACCGGAGGCAAACCGATTGCCCATTACGGGGTTCCCCCGCCAATAAACTGCTGTCTTGGCACAAACCGGACTGCCGCCTTCTCTCGATCTTCTCCTGCCGCTAGATCAAACTGCTCGTCATACATCTGTTTGAGCATTTGAATTCTGGGCATCAGTTCCGGAACTTTGGTTGCAATGTGATACGCCAGCCCCGCCACCAAACATGGCAGGAACCTGAAGTTCATATCGGCGATCTCCACACCACTGCCAGCATCCTGAATCCGGCGCATCCGCCAGTATGCAAAGGTGTAGGTTTGCGAATTATCCGGGGTCGGCCAGACAGTTACGGCGGGGAGTTGGTTCCAATACACCGCCGCACCACTTGTATGGGAGGCTGCGGTTGTTCCGTTTTGCCCCCTAGCGCATCCGCCAAGCGTCGATCCGGTGATGTATTGGTAGAAGATGGTCTCTGACCCAATATCAATGTATCCAAACGCCGGAAGCCCTGCGGCGGAAGTCAGCGTCACCGTCGTATCTGTACTGTTTAAACTAACAGACAGTGTTCCGCTGATTGGGTTTTTCTCCCCAGAATACCTCTGAACCCATACTTGGATGGGTCTGCCTTGCACCAGCTTGTTTGGAATGGTTGCATAGGTAGAAACACTGATCCGGGTGATGTTCAGGTCCGCCTGTGTGGAAGCCACATTTGCGCCTGTCCGGATTACCTGCTCCAACAGATCAATGGTGTCTGTCGGCAGGGGGTATGTGTTAAGCCCGGGCGTGAACGTGATGGTCCCGGGTTCGATGGTCCACATATTGATGCCACGATTCTGCCACTCGATGGTCATCAGGTTCATGGATCGGCGAGCGGTACGCAGGTCGTAGCCCGTCCGCAGTTCCCGGCCAGCACGCTCCCACGCCTCTTCGGCGATCTCAGTAAAATCGAGGTTAAACAGTGTGCTGCCGGTCGTTGCCATCTTTAAACCATCCTTCCTCGGGTTTTGCCTCGCTTGGCAATCCCGTCTGCTCGACTGGACGCTGATTTAACAACACCGCCCTTCTTCTTTGGGGTCGGCCTTCTTAAGTCAGACCCGGTAGCGAAAGGGCTTTTGCCCTCTGACCGTCGTTTCTCGGCCCAGTCTTTTGCTTTTTTTTCTATTGAATCCAGAACCTCTTCGTCGTCTCTGAGTTTCGTAAGGCTGTCCAACTCTCTCTTATCTAGCGTCGGAACAACCAAGGGGTAATCATATTCTCCATCTTCAGAGGTTCTAGAATACTCTGTCATCATGCCTTGTCTTGATGGCAATTCCCCAAAATACCCCTTACCTTTCGCTTCTGCGCCGGAATGACGCAGCCCGTATGGAATAATCGTCCCATACTTAGCTGCGCTATTTTTAAATCCAGCAGGCATCAATCACCTTTTGGCGGTTTTAGCCGACTGAACAAAAGCTTGAGCCGTTGGAGCGCCTTTTGCCCCCGGCTTACGCATTTGTTCGCCAGATCCCGCAGCAATTCTTTTGCGCTTACGATTGATATTTTCATACAACCCCACTTTGCCGCCAGCGGCGTACTCGGTGAAATCCGTATTATCCCGTCGTGGCTTCTTAACGCCCTTGGGCATTTTGGATGGGGCAATAGCCCCCATACCACGCGAGGCTCTCACAGCACTCTCCCGCGAGTTTTGCCGCGCATTGCAATCCCATCAGCCCGACGCGAAGCCGACGAAACTTTACCGCCGCGTTTAAAGTTTGGATTTCCCTCATCGGCAAAACGAGTAAGCTCGTCCTGCATTTCCTCGTTTTTCCGCGCGGTTTGTTTCTTTGTGCGAGCTTGGCGCAACGTATCCTTTTTGGGAGCAGGAGGACGCTTTGGCATGATCATCTGCGGAGCTTCATCTGCCATGCGTTCAAAACTGCTTGGCACTCTCCGCCTCGATCCTCTAGCCACTTCTTGCGCGGTCCGTTCTGCTGCCTTCTCGGCAATTCCAGCCTTTCTTCCGGCATTACCGGCGGAGATTAGCTGCCCAATCCCGCTTTCTATTGCGCGGCCAGCACGGCCAGCCACCCCCTTTGGACCCAAGGCATTCATCGCGTTATAAGCAAAACGCTCTGCCTCTGAGGGGTTCCTAGCCGGTCCTTTGCCAAGCGTTCCGGCGTTCTTCCCGGTATATCCGGGTATCTGATCGACAGACGCACGGGTGGCGGTGGACCGACGAGGCGCATCCGCGTAATCCAAACCACCTTCAGGACCACCGGGAGACGCTGCGTAATCCAAGCCTCCCTTCGGGCCACCGGGAGAAACGCGACGTTCTGGAAGCGGGCGACGCTCCATACGCGCTGGCGGCGCAACGGGTTTTGACACAACCGGAGCCTTTTCTTCTTCCTCCGCCGCGTTGAGCTTGGCAATCATTGCCATCGCCCGTTTGCGGGTGTCGTCGTCGATATTCTCGTTTCGACCTTCTCGAATACCGCCGCCTTCGTCAAATCGCCGCGTGCGCTTTTTCATGTTTACACCATCTTGCCACGAGTTTTGCCACGAATAGCGCAGCCATCCGCTCGTTTAGACGCAGAGCTAACCATGCCGCCGCTACGCATCCTCTTTCCACCAAGAACCGGCGGACGCTCAGATGCTTCTCGCTGCCTTCTTGCCATCCGCTCTTCGTTGGCTTCATTGATCATCCGCATTTCTGCGGCGGTCATTTCCTGAAGCTTCGGATCGGCAGTCGTATCGGCTGCGGTAACTTTTTTGGTAGCCATTTCAGCACTTCCCGCCGTAACGCATTGCGACCATCGTGCCTTTGGTTTTGCCTTTCTTGGCAATCCCATCAGCCGCCTTAACAAAACCACCGCCCTTCATTCCGGCGTGAGCTTTGCTCGCGGGCATCGCTGCATGAGCCTTTAGGGACGTAGCAATACCGCCCTTTTTCATGCCTTTGGCCTCTGCCATCTCATGTTTAATCATGGATTTCGGAGCGCCCTTCTTCTTCATAAAGCCGATTTCTTTTTGCATCATTGCTTTAGATTCTTTCATCTCGCCACCTTCTGCAAATTTGCGGCCCTTATCGGCCTTGATGAACTCTTGCCCCACGGAGCGGGATACACCCGCTTTTTTGGCGAACGCAGGGTTATTTGCCACTGCCGCCATGAAGTTATGCTGCTTTTTGCTGGTACTTGGCAT